TTTATCTTGTTTCATATCCTTCAGCCATACAAACGAAGTAGTCACCTTATTTATATGGGGGAAATGAGCAAAGACTTGTAAGGCAAACATTTCTAATTGTGTAAAGTCTGGTCTACGTTTACCAGTCTTCCAATCCATGACTATTGCTTTATCTTTAAACAAGACTAGTACATCTAGTATTGATCTTAACCAAGCACTATCAGACCACCAACCAGTTGGTGTAAAGTTATCTGTTATAGTAAGTCTCTCCTCTAACAATAACTCTTTGAAGTCCTTATGGTTCTTCATACTATCTATACTTTCACAAAGACTTTCATACTTTACAGTTTCTTGTGACAACTCATTGTCGTTTGTCAACCGTTCTTCCAGTGCTTTGTGTACACGTTCACCATACCTAGTAGCTTCACTACCACTGTCGGATACTTCTTTAGTAATCCTTTGGTGGTAGTAACGCTTAGGACAGTTCTCGTACATCTTAAGTGATGAATATGAGTGTGCTAATTGTGTCATTGTATAACTTTACTCTACTGTAAGTTCTCCGTCAACATCTTTATCATTCCATTTCTTTAAGACTTCTTCAGCATGGTCATGAGCCATAAGACCCATACGTTGTAGTATATATTCCAATGCTTGTTGGTTAGTCATACTAAGTTTAGTTAGACAATGATCTAACATCTCTTCACTTTCTTGTAGCACTTTCTTTACTTGACCCATCATTCTTCCTCCTTCTTCATACGTCTAAGTACGTCATGTTTTAGTAGTTCTAGTTGTGCTATCAGACTCATTGTATCAGTTATGGTAGATGAAAACCTTACATAGTTTCCATTCAACTTAACCATAACTATCATACTATCAGCCGTATCAGCCTCCTCAACAGCAGTCTTGACTTCTTCAAGTCCTTCCATCAGTTCTTCTTTCCACCGATTATCTACTACTGTTTTCAAGTTTTTTATATTTGTCATTTAGCTTCTCCATAGTTATCACCTACTCCAGACTCACAAGCCACTGGCAAGTCTTTTGCCCAGATAGGTGGGGTTGACATTCGTCTCTCAACAAGTTGTCTTGCGTGTGTCAAGTTTGGCACAGGAACGCACAAGATCAACTCATCATGTACTTGAAAGGAAACATGATATGATTGTCCGAGAGACACCATTTGTTCTGCCACGATTATTCGTGCCAGTGCTTGAACTATATTCTCTACAACCTTTCCTCCGTAGATATAAGTCCAATTATTTTGGGGAATCTCTTCCCCTTTAACTCGTGCAGACATAACCTTTCTGTATGTCCTTGAGTCAGATATGTATCTAAAGTTATTCTCAGTATGATTAAGTACTGGATATTGTATACGTAATTTGTTTGGTAGTAATATACCTTGCTTGTCATACGATACATAGCTAGAGATTGCACCATCTCGCCCTGCTATCATACCACTCAATGCAGATTGACAACGTTGCCATAAGTCTTTGATACGGTGGTTCTTATCTCTATATAACATGACAATCCTTTGAGCTTCGTAGTGATCAATGTCAACAGACATACCACCCATACCTAAGGATAAAGTATTACGAAACTTCTCTGCACCCATACCATAACCTAGTCCCAGTATGCAGGTCTTACCAACAAAGCGTTCTAGTTTATCTTCCTTGGTTATCTTCCGACCATATACCTCAGATGCAAACTCACTGTATACATCACGACCTTGCCTAAAGGCTTCAACTAAATCATCTTGCTCTGCTAAGTGTGCCAGTACTCTTGCCTCTATCTGTGACGAATCACAAGCGATTAACTTATGCCCCACGGGAGCAGTCAAAGCAGAACGTATAGCACCATTCCTTGGTAAGTTTTGTAAGTTCAGCTTGTCACCACCACTAAACCTACCAGTGTGTGCCCCATAGTAGTTAAGCATAATAGGTAGCTTACCTCTGTGTGATACACCTATCAAGTTCTCTGTCCTAGTCTCCTCAATCGTGGACTTGATACCCAACCTTGCATGACATAAGGCTTGTACTTTAGATGTACCCTTCTCCAATAAATCTAAGAAACCTTGATCAGTCTTGGCAAATGCCCATGTTTCTTTGCCAGTGGTAGGACTTATCTTAGTAGGTGGTTCAATACCAACAGCCTTGAGTAACTTGGCGAACCTATCGTTACTCATCAATAGTTTCTTCAGCTTGTCTGGATCTACACCTGCCGTATTTATTGTGTCAAGAAGTTGTGCTTTGCTTGTCTTTACTTTGTCCAGGTGAGACTCAAGAGTACTTCTATCTAACTCAACGGTAGGCTCAGTGTACATACGAATGGTCTGATCTATCACCATCAACTCAGTTACTGGGAAATCTTTTTTAACTTTATTGAATAGTTCATACGTTAGATCAA